CGCTGCCGTCAGAGACGTCTTGCCGTGGTCAACGTGGCCGATCGTGCCGATGTTAACGTGCGGCTTGTTGCGCTCAAACTTACTCTTTGCCATTTGAATGCTTCCTGTGAACGAAATGGATGACCCCGGCGAACCGGTTTAGTGCCGCCGTTTAAGGCTTTCGGCGGAATTGCGCAAGACTTAATTGCGGGCGCTATTCCGCGCTGCCGCCGCATATGGGAACGACGCCTTCGATCGGCAATATAGAAGCGTGACTGAGCGCGCGCGAATTCACCATAAACCGCCACAACCGGTTGATGATGTGATATTACTTCCCTTGCCGGAGCCACGCCGGCGATCGCCCCGGGGAGAGCATGGGATGGAACCGAAGGACATCGCGAAGCGGTCGGCCGGCAATTTTCTGATCTTTGCCGGCTGCGCATTCATATTGTGGATACTGGCAGCGGCGATCGACTGGATCGCGCAGGTCGTGCGGCTCTCGACGCCCGAGCGGCTGCCGGCGCTGGCAGCGTCCATCGTCAGCTCATCGACGCTACAGGCGATCGTCGCCATATGGCTGCTGACGGCTGCCGTCGCGATTGCGTTTCCAAGAGTGCTCAGGCCGCTATCGACCACGACGACGCTGATGTTCGATGTCGGTTACGGCATCCTCGGCGCGCTGACCGGATTCGGCATCGCCATCGGGCTTTTCGGCGGCGGCTGGTCGATCCTGTTGCGCGCACTCATTTATAGCGCCGTCATCGCGGTCGGCTACGTCGCCGTGCGCAAATGGCTGTCGCGGGACGAATTCACGATAAACGGGCGTACACGCTGGATGGCGGCCGGCATCATTGCGCTCGCATCCCCCTTCGTCCTGCTATGGGGCTGAGGATAGGCAAACACAAACAGGCGCTTGCGCGCCGTAGATAACGTCAGAATTTGGTTTGAAAAATGGAGCGGGTAGCGGGAATCGAACCCGCGTATTCAGCTTGGAAGGCTTCCAGAACCTTCAACGCTTTCTATATGGTCGTGTCACTCTGTTTCTGTCACGTTCATCTCGGAACATGGAACCGAGACACGATTTGTTCACGGTGAAAATGACCTACCAACCCCTCTACACCTGGCGCCGTACCAAGATAGACGAGCGCGACGAACCTCGCGATTCCGACTGGTCGGGGTATGACGGGGAGATTGGGATCGGGAGGGTGCAGCTACAGCCGCACGGGCCGATGAAAGACAAGTGGATGTGGTCAGCGTGGGGTCCGCACCGGGTCAAGCGTCATCTCCCCCACCAAGGATATGAGCCCACGAGGCGCGAGGCCGGCCGGAAGGTCGAGGAATACTATCACGCGCTGATGGCGGCGAACGGGATGAAGGGGAGCAGGCAGGGTTAGCCGCCCGCCCCTGGCCTCGCTCCATAGAATTGCCGCTCTAGGCGATCCTGACGCTCTCTCATGTCAAGCAACAGGTCGCGAGCGGAATAGGTGTTGGCCTGCGCCTGCTTCAATTCATCAATCTGCTTTTGAAGCTGAGCCTTCTGCAAATCCTCAGAAGCCCATACCCTTTCGAGTTCGGCCCGAGGAACCTGATCCTTCCTCACCGTCTCGATCGAAGCTGACAGGTTGTTGAACTTGTCGATGTTCTCGTTTCGGCTAACGATGCGGTTATTCTCGTAGGTGCTCTTGAAGTCGGTGAACGCTGCCACCGACAGGGACACGGACGAAATATCCCGGATATCGGTCTTCGTCTCGGCAATGCTATCCTTTATGGGGCTGAGCGCCTGAGAGCCGAGCGCCACGATGATGGCGAAGCAGACACCGGCCGCAGCCCAGATTACCGGCCACTGTGTGCGGCTATTACTGCGCAGCTCGTTCGACAGGGACGCCAGGCTAGCGTTGACGCTCTGAAACCCGGTGTTCATGTTCGACCGGAGATCGACGATGTCCTTGCCCTGGTTTTCAACACGCTCCGATAATCGGGCGTATTGGGCCATGGGATCGAAGCTATTGCCGTTGCTGCTCATGTCAGTGTTCCCTGCCAACCCCGTATGCCCTTTCAATGCGATGCTATGCGATATTCAGCGCTGGCCGAACTTGGTTTTCACTTCATCGTAGAAGCCAGCACATCGCCCGCTCCTATCATCTTGCGCATCCGCGGCGAACTCCCACCGGAGCTGCGTGTTCCGTGGTTTCTCGGTCGGCTTCGGGTACACCCTCGCCATCTTGTCACGGCACTCTGCTGGAAGATCTGGGAGGATAATTGCCGCCTGCAGCTTGCCCTTGGCTTCAGCGGCTGCACTGAGGCGCTTTTGATCCGTGCTCACACAGCCAGAGATAATCACGGTCAGCCCAGCGAGGGCTATCAGCATCGGTATCTTCCGCAATGATCTTCTCCAGCTTTTCCTGAGCCTGCGCTGTTGCCCTTTGGGCGGCCTCTGTGCGCTTTCGGTACTCTTCGGCTATCTGCGCCGCCTGATTGGCTCGACGGCGTTCCTCGTTTAGCTGTGCGACCGTGACGCCATACTCGTAGGCGGTGACCATCTTCGATGTGGCAAGGCGTACCTGCTCACTGGCGTAGGTGTGCACCTTGCCAGTTGCAAGGTCGCCTATCACCGGGACATTAGATAGGTACGGAATGCGCCAGGCGCCGGGAATACCCTCATAGTATGCGAGAAGCCCCAGAGCGATGCAGCCGCCGAATCCTAGATAGCGGGCGATGGCATAGATCACCGGCATCAAGTTGGAATCCCAATGAGGCAAAGAGCGCGCTCGGCAGTACGGCGCTTGGTGAGGCCGGGAAGCCGGATGCCGGCCGCCTTATCCCACTTGGGCAGCTCGTTGCATGCACCCACGATATCGCCGGCATTCATTTTGCGGGCCATGGTGGACTTGCAGAACGCTCCAGTACCGACGTTGTAGGCGAACGACAGCGTGGCGACATAGGCGCCGGCCGGGATGGCGTCAGGAGCCTTCAGGCAGGCGCGCATCCCCGTCTCGAACTCGATGAGCCGATCGCCCAGCATCTCCTTGCACTGGGCAACCGTGTAGCTGTCGCCCATCTTCACGCCGCGCGTCTCGCCAAAGCAGACAGTCGGGATTCCAATCGGGTCACGGTAGGCGATGGTGCGCAGCCCCTCGAAGGTGCTGACACATGCGATCGCGGCAGCGGCTATTGCGCTACCCTTCTTCAGGCGGCTTGCCATTGGCGAGGTCTCCGGAGACTTTCTGTTGAACGAAAATGCGGGCGATGATTGCCGCAATGGTGAGGAGGCCCGTGACCGCCGACATCGCGAGCTGGATCCAGATGTTTCGAGATACCCACGTCGCAGCGACGAAGTTGTAGATCGGCTCAAGGAGGATGAAGACGAACGCGAGTGCCATCAGGCGCACCGACCAGGCACGCTTGAGCACCGCGCGCCAGTTGCTGACGAGCATGGAAGGCTCCAGATTGTGAGGACTTGGCTTGCAACTGATCGATTGCGTCAGAGGCTGAGTTGTGGTGTTCTTCGCGACATGTCAGCTAATGCAGGATCTCGGCCATGAAATTCAAAGCCAAAGACATCAGCACCGAAGTCAGCGAGAACGGTGGATCTCGTGAGAACGTCGACTGGACGGACCTCTCGGCAGATGGCTATGACGCCGTCATCATTGATGACAGGGCGTATTCGTTCAGCCGCTTCGGCCTTGAGCGCAGAATCGATATGGCGGATGTCATTCTCTAAGCCGCCGCCCAGGCAAACCCTGCAGACGAGTGTGAACAATACTGCTGGTTCGGGTCCGAGTGCTTACCTGGCCCGTTAAAGCGGCCACCAACGGTGTTGTTGGGATTTGAGCCGACATTCGCGGTGTTGCGGATGTAAGTTTTAGCATCGACCGCCGCATAGTTTCCACCCGTGATCGAGTTGCTGTGCGTGGACCCTGATCCAGACGATGATAGCTGAATGAGGCCATTGTCATCGTATACGGGGTTGGCGCTCTTGGCGTTGTAGAGGACGTTCCCAACGCCAGTATTGCTGCGCGTTTCGTAGCCGCTAGGGCTATCGAACACCATAGCCGCGGCGCCAGAGTTCAGGACGGTGTTGCCATTTATCGTGTTGAACGACGCCCCATAGATGAATTTCAGACCAAAAACCCCACACGACACCAAGGTGTTGCCGTTGATCTGGCAGAACTTCTCGAAGATATCCATCCCCTCGGCAACGCTGCTGATCTTGTTCCCGGTGATCTGAACCAGTGAGGTCTGCGCCATCTGCGCGAGATTGATACCATCCGACTGATCGCCATGCCGAGAAAGGCCCGCGCCGGCGAAGTGGATGTTGTCGATCCGGTTATCCGCAATAGTGCCGTAGGTGCTGACCCCGAAGTCAGCCATAAAATCGTCAGTAGTGCCGATGGCCGTGACGTTCGGAGCGCAGTTGGCGGCATCCCCGCATGCGGTGGCAGGGTAAATGCCGGTCTCGATGCAATCATAGATCTTGTTGCGGAGCAGGCTGTAATTCTTGCACCCGCCGAGCAGGATGCCGTAGCCCATGCCAAAGCCGGTGATTGAACACTCGCTGATCTCCAGATCTTCCGTGTTCTTGGCAAAAATGACGTTTCGGACGAGACCAGGACCAGCGTCGCCAATGAACCGTATCCCACGCACCTTGGAGCCGACATTGCGAGGGCCACCGGCTGTTTGAGAGCCGGTGATTGCCAAGACAACCGCGCTCGCCCCGTATCGACCGGCTTGATTGAGGTTCCAACCACCGGCCCCAGCGTTTACCGACGCTATGCGCGCATCCCCCGCCTTGTACGGGTTGTTGTTGTTGAAATAGGCCTTGTCTACGAAGATAGAGGCATCCCCTTCCAGCACAGATCGGCTGGAAGGCATGAATATGGTCGAGCGTGGGTAATAGGTTTTCCCGGTCGTGAGTTCGACGTACTGGCTCGCGTTGAGGGCCGCCTGAATGGCTGGCCCATCATCACAAACGCCGTCGCATTGGGCTCCGAACATTTCGGGGGTCACAGTCATGCCGCCATCCCCCGATCATCCCACCATCCAGTGCTGAAGAGGTTATATCCCGAGACCGTTCCGGCTGACGTCGTGATACTATGGCGGACCTGCCCTGACGTATTCGTGAGGAACGAGTCTTCGATCGCGATATCGTTGCCGCCTCCCGTGACCCATTGGACGTTTGTCTGCACCGCCGCGCCGTCCCCATCGCCGAGCGCGACCACGACAGTGCTTGCCGCAGCTACAGACAGCGATGATGTCAAGATAGGACGGAAGCGAACACCGAGTGGCCCTGTCGCTCCAATCAATTGGTTGACGTTTACTGTGCCAGAGTTTGAGTAAAGAGCCACCTGCGTCGCTAGCATGAAGCGGTTGCCCTTTTGCCTGAAGGCCAAGATCGCTCCGGCCGAGCGAACCACGCAGCCGATACGGCGCTTCCGGTCGTAGTTGGTTGGCATCGTCGGCGCCGTCGCGGAGGTCGAGAACAAAGCATCGACTACACCCGTGTCCGATCGCTGAATAAGCCAGATGTGATAGGTCGTGTTGGCAATCGCGCCGGTATCGAGACCGCCGTTGCCATTGCCAGCCGCCCAGGCCGCATCGAGGCGCTTGGTAAGGGCCGAGGTCAGTTGCATCAGGTAGTAGGGCGACGTGTCAGCAGCGGCGGCGCCAGCCGTTATGTCAATGTCGTTGACTGCATCGCTGGCGTTGTTCGACAGGATGAGACCGTCATCGATGTACGTCTTGAGCGATGGGCCAGAAAGAGGCGTTCCCTGGACAATTGCGAAGAACGCCGTACCGGTGCAGATGATGAGCGCGGCCTGGCCGTTCTGCAAGACTAGCGTGGTCGCGCCATTGATGGTCTCTGAGGCGTTGGGGTCGATCGTAACCGCTACGGCACCGTCGTTTTGGACAAGATAGTGCCAGTTTTGCCCCAGAGTTGCGGCAGCAGTCAGGGAAACAGTAGCCACCGCCGTATAGCGATGCCACGCATTATTGTCGTTCAGCACCGCCGTATAGTTTGCGCTCTTGGCCGCATAGGCCATCTCACCGTCAACCCCGGCCCGCAGCTGCGCCATGATCGTGCGCAGGGCATCGTCGAAGTTGTTGACGTTGTTCGTGCCGAGGATTCCGATACCGTTGATATCGGTGTTGTTGCCTGCGACGATATCCCAGTCGAGGAACGAGAGCTTTGGAGACACCATTAGTAGAGACCCTTTCCGCCCGAGCTGAGCGCCCTAGAAAACTGCGAACTGGTATTGGCGACCGAACGCCCATAGTTCGTGAGGCTGCCATCGCCGCGGCTCTGGCTCTTCGGAGCGTCGGGAAACTCGCTTCCGAGCAACCCACCAGGACGCGTCACGACATTGCCGAGAAGGCCGCCACCAAGCGCGCCGATGGGGCCAAGCGTCATCCCACCTAGAACAGCCCCAAGGATGCTGCCCGCCGCCTGCTTGGCCTTATTGCCGAACTGGGAAGCCTGCGGGTTGAATGGCTGCTGCTCGAGGTAAGCGCGCTGCGCCGTGACTGCCTTCTGCTCCTGAGGCGAGAGGAGGCCACCGGCCAACCCTGGCTGAGCATCGAATGCGTCAGGTGCCTGCACAGCAGCCGTCTGGATCGATGGCTGGGCATAAGCCGTCGTCACCGCCGGATCGACGTAATCGGGCTTCTGCATGGCAGCGTAGGCGGGATTGTCGAGGGACGGCAGGATGCCAGCGTCAAGCTGCTGATCGAGCAGGCCACGGCGGAGAGCGTTCTTGCCTGTAGCCGTTGCCGCAGCTGGGCCAAATCGGGATTCGTCGAATGGTGAGGTGGCAAACCTGTCGTACATGAGGTCCGGGACGGTCTGCATGGTCGGCTGCTGAATGCGCATGTCTACGTCCTTCAATGGAGCGCGCTGGACGGAAGAGAGCGGAGAACTGTAGGCGGCATATTGAGCGGGAGAGACTGGCTCTGGCGTGTCGAGGATGCCCTGAATGTCAGGCGCTGGCGTCGGCGTAGGGATGTTTGCCGGCGGAGTGGTGTCAAAACCGACGTCCATACCGTAGCGGCGATCGATCGAGCGGATCTTTGAGCCGTAGTTGCGATCGGTCGCATAGCCACCAGGGCGGCCATAATTCAGGCCCTCGACGGCTTCAGAGAGCGTTGGCGCCGAGAGAGCCGCGCTCCACTTTCGTCCGAGTGTCGACTGCCAATCCTTGAAGCTCTGCGTGGGATCATCATAGGAACGAAAGGCCGCGCGCTCCTTGACTGGCCCGTTGCCGTAGTCCTCCCATGTCCCAGCAGTGACAGACGGCCCGTTCCACGAGCTACCTGCTTTGATGCCGAAATAGTTGTTGCCTACGGAGTTCTGCCCGAAGTTCGTCTCAAGAGAGGCTTGTGATGCTGCAAGCCGTGCCTGAGCATCTGGGAGCCCCGCCGCCCTCGCCTGACTATAGGCGCGGCTATAGAACTCACGCTGGCGGTTTGCCATGTGAACCTCACTTGGATGTTGCGAATATTTCGGTTACTTTGCGCGTGGGCGGCACCCACAGAGGATTTTCAGTGAAACAACCACACCCGCTCCTTGCAGCAGCAGGCCTCATCGGCGGCACTCTGGCCGTTGGGCTCCAGCGCCAGAACCCTGGCACGCACTTCGATTGGCGCGACTACGCCATGTTTGTGGTCTTCGGCCTGCTCCTCTATTGGCTGTTGAAGCCATCGAAGAGCAGCGAAGAATAATCACTGTTGCGACTGAACCAGCGCCCCGCTTCCAACGATTGCTGACGTGCGGCCGAGTAGTGCCCTCACCGCCTGAGACTTCTCCTGTGCGGTCAAACGTGCCTGCTCGATGCGCTGCAGTTCGCTTGTGATCTGAGCGCGTATCTCTGGCGACGTCGTCATAAGGCGCTTGGAGATGTTGTCGGCTACCTCTGGGGTGAGGCCTCCAAGCATCCGCAGGCGAGAGCCGACGAACTGCAGCGCGGCCGGGACGATGCCCTGCGTTACCGCCGTCTTCGCCGTATTGAAGCCTTCCGAAGCACCGCCAGTCTCGAACATATCGGCCATCTGGCGAGCCGTGGTCGAGTTGCCCCGCACCGCGTCATAGGTTGAACGCTTCTTGGCCTCGGCAAAGATGGCCTGCCGGAAGGTCTTGAACTGCTCGTCGTTGTCGAAGAGCGCGCGGAGGTTCTTTACCTGCTGGCGGTTGCTGAAAAACTTCAGGATGGCATTGTTGGTGAAGTCCGCCCGATCAATCGAATTGCGGATCCACTCAGCCGCCCCGGCCCTTGCCGCTTCCTTTTCTGCCGGTCCCATCGCAGCCAAGCCGCGACGAACGGATTCCGGAGATTGGGCCATAGCCCCGCGTCCGAACTCCAGCGCCTTATCAAGCGACTGCTGACCGCCCCAGACCTTGCGGGCCTGGGCATAAGCGGGGTTCTGAGTGTCGAGTTGCTCAAGAAGGCGGTTTTTCAGGTTGTTGAGGATGCGGCCCTCGTTCGTCACTTTCTTGGTGATGCTGTCCGTCTGGGCGTCAACCATGTCATCGAGAGCGGTCTTGATGTACTGCCATGCACGCTGATCGGGAACGCGCTTGAATGTGGCGGTTCCATCGTCCGCGATATTGACGAACATCTGCTTAAACGGAACCTGCTCATTGGCTGCGAGTTCTTCGGCCTTCCCGAGCGCTCGACGCCCAGCGGGCGTGTTGATGATGTCCTCAAGTTCCTTGGTGAAGTGGATGGGAGTCTTCTCGGCCTCACGGAACAGCGGAGCGGCCAGACGCTTCGCTGTGTCAGCAATCTCATCCTTGGCGGCCATGTAACCATCAGGATCGGCCAGAGTGCGCCCAACAACGCTCTTGAGGCGGTCGCCCTGCCCCATCTGTCGCAAGGCAAGCTGCGACGCTACGCGCGTGCGTGCAGGGCCGGGAATATTGGTCGTGGTGCGAAGAAGATCACGCGTCGATGCGCCGCCGACGTCAGCGAGGGACAGCCCGTCGCGAGCGGCACGGTTCGATGCCTGATCGACAGTCATGCCCGCGTTGTTCAAGCGCTCAGCGATCTTGCCGGCGCCATAGCCCGAAGGATTGACGCGAGCGCGCACCGCGTCCGCTACAGGCTTCAGGATAGCGCCGCCGACCGTCTTGCCGATACCGAGAGCGGCAGGGACTGCAGAGCCGAACGCAGCGCCGGTCAATGCGGCCTCGCCAATGTCCGTGTCATGGCCCGCGGCACTGAGAGCGCCCACGCCAACACCAGCCGCGCCACCCTTCACCACGCCACCAGCAAAGCGGCCCAGCTTCGCCAGCGTGCCAGGATTGGCGACAACGCTTGCCTGAGCAGGAGCGAGACGAGGCAGCATGAGGGCCGCGGTCACGTCGGCGCCATAGGCAGCACTACCGGCCCGATCGCGCGAGTTCTGCGTGCCCTGGCGGTTGGCGGCAAGCTCTTCCTCATAGGTTTTGTCGGTGAACGGCGCACGAATAGCCGCCGCAGCCTTGTCACCGAAGCCAAAGGTCAGGTCATCTCCGATGATGTTGCCGATGTCCTGCGCGGCTACGATCGGCTTCTGCCATGTCGGACGCTGGTCATAGAGCGCCTTGGCCGGGTTCTGCGTCATGCCGGAAAGCTCGGAGCGCAGGCCCTTCTGGCTGTCGTCCTCGGCCTGGGGCTGATCTTCAGGAGCTGCAGCCGATGAGCCGCGCAGCCGAATTATTTCGTTCGCTAGAACCTTCGCCGCGGCCTTGTCGCCCGCTTTATCTGCATTCACGAGAGCGCTCGAAAGCTGCTGGATGCGATCCATCTGCGGAGCCTCCTGCGGCTTGGCATACATTTGCTCTTGCTGATTATGGAGTGTCTGGGCGTATGCGGTCGCGTCATCTGGATTGTCGAACATGCCGAGGTGCTGGCCGGTTCGGTGATAAAGATCGATCGCCTGATTTTCGTCGAGCAATTTTCCGTCAGGAGAGACCGTAGGAACGAGGATTTCTCTCCCGTCCTCATTGAACGACATGGAACGGACAGTGCTGATCGTGCCATCCGGGTTTTTGACGACGGGCCTCTTCGACAAGTCGATATTCCCTGCCGAAAGAAGCCCTTTAGCGTTTGGCTGGGCCGATAGCATCGCCATTACGGGCCACCATATTGCTTGAGGAGATCATCGACAGATGGACCGCCCTTGTTGCTCATGCCACCTTGTGGCTTGTAGAAGTCCCCCCCGCGAAGCTGGTCGGCGCGCTGCTGGTTGAGAGCAAGTCGGTTGTTCGCGAGTTCCTTGGCGCGCTGCAGGATCTTCTTGCGGATTTCCGGGGGCTTGCTCGACGACGCCTGCAGATCGAGCAGGATTGCGCGCTCACCTTCGGTTGGGTTGCCGCCGAAGATGGTTTTCAACTGGCTCAGAGCGCCCTGTTGGACGAGATTGTCGTATTCCGTGGTTGCAGCAGAGCTTTCCGGCGACGAAACAGCATCAGGGACAGCCCAATCAGGCAGGTTGTTGCCCAGTGTGGCGCGCGAGCCAGTGAACCAGCCAGAGTTTGCTTTATCGTTGATCGACATCGCCTGATCGAGGAGGCCTATCGCTGACTTGTTTGTCGAAATGGCGTCGTCAGCCTCAAGAATAGCCTTCTTGTCGGTCGTGGTGAGCGGCTGGGCATCCTCGCGCGGCATCTTCCCGGTAAGGACAAATGCTTGGTAGCGGGGGTCGCCGGGATCGAGGCCGAGGCTCTTGGCCGCATTGGCGCGGTTCGAGTAATCGTCCATGCCGCCTGCCTTCTCCACCTTGCCCATGGTGTTGAAAGAGCCACTTTCCGGGTCGAAAGTTCCGTAGGTGCCATCGGGCAAGGTCTGGAACGAGAAGTTTCGCGCAGGCTTCTGCGCCTGAAGCTTCTGCTGGTAATAGAGCTTGTAAGCGTCACCGCCAGACAGCGCGCCGGATTCGACAGCCGCAGCCAGGTCGGGGTTCGCCTGGCGCAGCAGTTCCACCGTCTTGTTGCGCTGCTTCTGGGCCTGCCGAGCCTGCGCGAAACCGCCGATACCGCCCGATAGCTGCTCCTGCGCATTTCGTCCGCCGAGAAGGCCAGCGCCGAGCTGCAGCAGCGAGTCCGAGTTGTTCGCGAGCGCCGGCATGACCTGCGCGCCGAAAGTCGGGAAAAGTGCCATTAGAAGAAGCTCCCGAGTAGACCGGCTCCGGTCGCGCCATAGCCGAGTGCGGAAAGGAAAGGATTCTGCCCTGGCTGCGATGTCGTCTGCGTCCCGCCGAGCTGACCAGCACCAGACGCGATTGCATTAAGCCGGGAGAGGTTCTCCCATGGCTTTTGCTGTTGGCCGTCGAAGATCCGCAGTTTGTCGTTCAGCAGGCGGCTGTACATGTCTTCATTGAGCTGCCCAATCTTGAACAAGCCGTCTGCCGGCGCCTGCAGACCCGTAAAGGCCGTTCCAAGGTTGCCGATGCCCGTCTGCCCCATATTGAACAGATTGGAATTGGCGGCGTCCTTACGGCTGTTGAAGGCCGACAGGTCGTTATAGAGCAGGTTATTCGTGTTCTTGCTTACAGCGTCCGCAACTGCCGCGTTCCCGGAACCGGAGCCGTAGCGACCGCCGGCCGAGTTTGCCAAGCTGACGTTGGTGTTGGCGTCGGCGTTCGTCTGGTAGATGATCTTCTGCAGCTCGGGCGAGACGGACCACGTTGAATTAGCCAGTGCGCGCGTATTGCCCAAGGCATCATTCTGCGCGCTGTTATAGCCGCCGCTGTCGATGATGCTCTGATACTGCCCGGAGGTGCCCTTGCCGTTCATGTTGGCATCCGCCGCGTTGCGGATGAGGTTCTGAGCGTCGAGGTTATGCGACGAGAAAGGGACAACGGTCGAGCCGGTGTAGACCTGCGATCCCGTACCGCTGCTATAGAGATCCTGCGCACCCTTCAGCGCCGTGTTGAGGGCAGGCTGCGCACCGGACCACGGCGCGCTGTTGGTTGTCGTCGTCTGCTTGCTACCACCCGGCATGATTCACCTCAAATGTCTGCCAGAGAGGTTTCACTGGCTGGCCTAGGAATTTTGATAGGACGCGAGGCCACCCAGGGCGGCCTTCGGCGATGAGGCGAGACGTCCCGCCGATCTGTGCTTGCTGCATCGCGAAGTCATAAAGGCCTCGGACCCAGAGTTTCATTGAGCGCCCCATGAGCCCGATGCACCGGAAAACCGTGCCAGAAGGCCAGTTTTCAAAGCGCCAAACCGAAGCGCAGGCGATATCCTCGTCGGTAAATATCAGGATCAGGAACGCATTCCCGGATCGGCAGGCGTGCCAGAGATCCCCGGCCGACATTCCCCCGCCTGTCTTATCGCACCCCCGCTGCATCTCCTTGGCGATCGACGGCCAAACGGCATCCACCTCAGCAGCATTCGCAATCCCGATCTTCATCGAGACATCGCGTAGTTGAGCATGTTGATCGCCGTGGCTCGGACGCCAGCAGCGCCCACGACCTTGATCTTGTCGCCTTCAGCGAGCCGGATCGGGATGTCCGATATTGTGACCGTGCTTTTGGCCGGGACCGACTGTATCCAGATCATGAAATCCGTCGCCGTTCGCGCCTGGTACCAATAAAACGAGCACTCGACCGCCCCAACCGTCGCGTTGGCGAAAGAGATCGACGCTGCCGTAATGGAATCGTCCGTGGCGGTGACGAGGTCCGTGATCGACGTTCCTGCCAGATTGAGGGTTGAAGGAAGGGCGACATTGCCGACGAAGGTTCCAAGAACGCTCATTGCAAGCCACTCCCCAGCCCATGTGCATCAACCGCCGAGACGATCGACCAGACAGCGCCCTCGTTGATCACAAGCTGGAATTTATGCAGCCGCCCATCGGATCGGAACGGCACGACGCCTGACCGATTGGCGGAATTGGCCGTTGACCATGACACCGTGTCGCCGTGGTATCCCCGCACGCCGTCAGCAAGCGTGAACTGGTCTCGAGGCGCATCCGTGATCACGCGCGCCTCATTGACGAATGTCCGCGTGTTGCTGTCGATCTCGATATCACCTGTTTCGATTGTCGCCTGCAGGTTCGGCCCCGTGAACCACGCCAGCTTGTTGTCCGTGGTGAAGGTTGCGAACGTCGGGCGACCACCAGTGAACAAGCGGCTGTCGAACGGTTCGGTGACGTCCTCGATCTTCGAATAGAGCAGAGACAAGCCGTCCCAGGTCACGCCAGGGGTTGCCAGTGCCATCATCTCACCAACCGCGATGTCCGTGGTGCACCAGCGGTCAAGCTGCCAGTCGTAGCCGACACGGTAAAAGCTGCCGTTCAGCGCCCGATACTTCCACCACACGATCTTTTCGAATGGGTCGGCTGAGCCTTGGACGTCGCCCAGATAGGTCGGATCAACCTGCTCAAGGAACCAGCGATCCACGCGCTCGGAGCCGATTGGCTGACGATCGACGCCACCGAAGAACCCGTCTTCCGACAGATAGAAGAACCGGCTGGGGCCGATAGAGACGATAGACCGCGGCGCAAGCGTTCCCTGTTTCGGGTTAAGGACTGTGCGCGTGAAGGTGAAGCCAGAGGCCGGTGCGAACGGGAAGAACTGCATGGCCGCGCGCTGAATGACGGTAAAACCACCCTGCTCGGCAAAGCCGCCCATGACCTCGTCGCCTTCGGGAAGCTCTTGAAAGTCCGCGCCGCGCTCCTTGATCGTCCAGAAGGTGATGTCGTTGACACCGGACCATCTGACCGTCTTCTGGCCGTTGGTGCCGCCGAGATAGCCAAGGACGAGGAAATCACCCGCTACCCAGCTATATTTCGCCTTCGGGGGGCTGCCGCCGAGATCCGCGAAGTTGCCCGCCGCCTCGATGTCATAGACCTGAATGTTGTCGATGATGTTGTGAGCGATCAACTGATCCCCGAAGCGCGTAAAGGTCCACGCATCCTGCAGAGGCACGTTGTACGGCGCGGATGGACCGGAAATGTCGGTCCAGGTGTAATCCGTCGTATTGAGGCGGTAGAGCCGCGTGGCGGTGCCGGCGATGATCACATAGTTGCCGGATGCGGTACGGACGTAGACGCCACCTCGGCATTCACCGGGCAATGCCGCCGTTACCTCGGACAGACCGGGCATCGGCCCCCAGCCATTTGCCACAGGGAGAGCATTCACCACATTGGCGCTGCTCGATCCCTCGAAGGGCGATTTATCTGGCTCGAACGGGCTGAATGGAATGATCATAGCGATGAATCGGTCGTGCTGTTGTAGCGATAGCGGCCGATAGAGCCGAGGCCGGGATCGACGGTGAGCTGCGACCGCTTGCGGCGCGCGTTGTCACGGGAAACCTCTGCCGTGAACTCGTCGAGCATCTGTTTCCAGACGCCGCCTGCCTGATCCTTGACGTAAGTCGATCCCCAGACGATCGAGGCTGCCAGATAGAGATCCGGGTGATTAGTGAGAAACTCATTGACCGGCGCGGCATCTGAGAGAGCAAAGCGGCCCAGATAGACGAAGCGAAAGGAATAGGCCGAGATCAGCGGGCGATCGAACACGAGCGTATCGCCCTCGCTGGCCCAGATGGTCGGCCGGCCTTGTATCGTCGTGGTCGAATAGGTGCCGAGCGCACGCGGGACGAGGAAATATTCGGTCTCGCCTTCCCGCACATAGACGTTCTGCGGCTCCTGCACGGCCAATGACGAGATATCAACGCTCTGCGCCCCGATGGAGCCGGTAAGCATCGCAGTCGTGCCCACGGGGCCAAGGAGGCGGTTTAGGCGAGCCTCGGCAAGCGTGATGAAGTCCGCCACGTTGCCGGAAATGTCGGAGCGCGCCATCCAGTCGGCAACCGCCGCTTTTAGCTCGCTGTAGGTGCTGATTGTCATATGACGCGCTCCGAGTTGTTTAGGAGATCAGGCCCTTGGCCTTCAGTTCCGCATCAACAGCGCGGACCCAAGCGACGATTGCGTCAGCCTGCGCCTGGCTGAAGCCGTAGGGCGTGCTGTTGGTGGCAGCCGTCGCAGCCGGGGCGGTGAAGCCGGAGGCGCGAGCGGTCGGCGTGGCATTGAAAAAGCCGATCTTGTCCGTGGCCGAGCGGCCGAGAGCCGTTCCGTCCGGAGAGCCGGCGCCGAGATATTCAACAGGCATGTTCGTTGCTCCTTAGTTGAAGTGGAGACGCGTCGCCCACTCGGGACGAAGGGTCTTGTAGCCGTAGAGGACATCGATACGGCAAGGCAGGTTGTCGTTGTTGATGTCGTACTGGCGCACGATGCGCATCGAGATGCCGTCCTGAACCTCGCGACGGGCGAAGTCGACACCGTTCGGCATGACTAGATCGGCCGTGGCGAAGGTGAACGCGTCCTGCTGGTAGAGCAGCGAGGTTGTGTCCTGTCCGGATGCAGTACCGGCAATGGCAACTGCCTTGCCAGCGCCACCGGAGTTGATGACGACGTTCTGCTTGGCACCGGAGGTCACCGGAGTCGGGGACACGCTGATGTTGCCAGCGCCGCCTGCATAATCCGCCGTGATGACGAACTGTTGCTGAACGCCGTTATCGACCTTCGTTTCCGGATGGACCGAGTTGACGCCGACGATGGTGATGACGTCGCCCTTGAGGAGCGTGCCAGTACCAGCGGTGACGGCGATCGTGGCCGAGCCGGAGGTGATGCCAGTGTTGGTGTTGACGAGATAGTTCGCATCGCCAGCGCCGCGGGTGTAACCGGGCCACAGGGTGTTTTCCATGAAGTCGTAGCCAGCGGCCCGACCCATGTAACCCTCCTTGTACTGCTTGGAGAGCTGGCCCTGGTCGTTGAACAGCGTCTTCGTGTCCTTCACCAGCGTGGACATGTCCAGCGAGTTCAGGTTTGCACTGCGGTCGTTCAGCGGTGCCAGACCGCGCTGCATGAGAACGCGGCCCGAGAGGACATCGTTGTATGCGAGCGTGGAACCGGGCGTCCAGATGGCGTTGTAGACGTCCTTGAACATCGACATTGCGTCGTATTCGATGTTCGCAGCCAGGACGGCCATTGCCGGCTCCAGAATGCGCTTCGAGAAGTCATCCAGAGACAGCGTCAGGTCGGCAGACGAGAAGTTGGTATCGACGCCCTTCTGCGTCGCAACAGTGAGGTTCTGGCTGTCTTCCTGCGTGTCTTGCGTCTGGATCGTCTTGCCCGTGCGAACCGTATAGCGGTTAGGCATACGGATCTTGAGGGTATCGCCGATCTTGCCGCCGGACTTGGCGAAGCTATCATCGTACTGGCGGTTGATGCTGCCGACGAAATTGAGCTTCTGATGGAGAATGCGGAGCGCTTCTCGCGTCACCGCGGTGGGGGTAAGAATCGTATTTGCCATTCACGTGGCTCCTTGGCCGAATGTTGGGATCAACCCCGCTTGGCGATCTGTGCGTTACGGCGCTTCAGCCACTCGTCCTGGGACAGCCTGTCGTCGAGGCCCGATGGAGGCGGGTTTGCTCGAGCTGTCACCTTGTTGAGTGGTTGCGCGGCCGGCGCCGATGGCTTCGGGGCGGCTGTTTGCTTCTGGAGAGCCAGGTGGCCGAGGTGGGCAAGATAGAGCGTGCGATACACCTGCGGGGTGTACTGATCGCGAAGGTTATCGACGGAGAAGCCGAGTTCCTTCGTGGCAAACTCAGTGATCTTGTTATCCAGATCGGGCGACCAGCCCTTGAGTTCCTTTTCCGCAAACGCACGTGTTTCCCGGAGACGATCTGCAGTTGCCTGTTTCGCCTTTTCGGACAAGTCGTTCTGCGTCTTGTCGAGGTATTGAGCGACCTGACCGCGCTGTTGCTGCAGCTGCTGGAACTGACGCCAGTGCGACATAGCCGCAACAGGGTCTTCATTCTCCAGCGCCTGCCAGTTGACGTTCTCATAGTTCTTGAGAGCGCCATCGATGTTCATGATTGCAGCGCGGGCCTCCAGAACCTCCTGAGAGGTCTGATATGCCGCCTGGGCCTCTGCCTGTCGGGCTTCGACCGCCTTGCGCTGCTCCGCCACTTCCTGGGTCTTGCGAGTGTAATCCGCCGTACGGAGGAGAGCATCCTTCAGCTCTGGCGGCAGTTTGTATGCCTTCCCTTCGTATTCGACGTCCGCTAGCTCCGGTTCAAGCGACTCGTCGCCCTCTCCCTCGCCTTCGTCGCCTTCTACGACCTCGTTTTCATTCTCCAGTTCGACGTCCTGCGTCTCGCTGGCGTTGTCTGCAATCTGCTGCTGCTCCCCGCCTGCAGGCAAAGCCTGTGCATCGGCAACAGCCGTCAATGCCTCGTTCATAGAGGTTCACTCCATCTCTGGTTTGGTGAAAGGAAAGTGCGCCGCTTACCCTTGGCGCGTGGGTTGGGATGCAGGGCGGTCGAGCGATGCGAGCTGACCGGCTGCGGAAACTGCTGTTTTGGCCTGATCGTTCTGGATATCGCCTTCGACCTTCATGCGCTGGGTCTCGGCGTTGAACTGATCGATCGACTTGTCGGCTTCCAGCTCTTGAACCTTGCGGGTGAGTTCCTGGATGGCCTGCTGGCCCTGCTGGATCATCTGCTGGATTTCGGGCGGGATGCCTTGATCCTTGAGAGCCGGGTTGATCTTCTTCAGACGCTCGGCGATCTCGTCGGCACCGGGCCAATCGAGGTTCGTCGCGAGAATGTCCCCGATGACAGGCGCGGCGGCCGGGAAGGCACGGACGAACTCGGTCATCTGGAACGCCGCTTCCTCGCGCCGTGTGGTGAAGCTCGGGCCCGTGGTGACAGTTAGGTCGTATTTGCCCGCTGTGAGGTCGTGGAGCGCCATGATGGCCTGCCCCTGCTCATCCAGCTGCGGCTTGCCGTCGCTGCCCGTTACGGGCTGTGGCTGGCCGCTGTTGACCTTCACGGTGCTGGGTGAACCATCCTCCCCGAGCACGCGGATGATGCGCTCGTCGCTGTATACCTTAGGAATGAGGTCAATCAGGATGCGGCCGGTATGACGAATGGCGCGAGCCAGGTTGTCGATGAAGTGGAACGTCGCAACGTCCCCTTCCCGCTGACGAGCCATGATGGCGCGACCGCTGGTTTCGTTCGAGCGAGCGCCCAGGGATGCGTCATAGATGCCAATGATGGCCTTCATGTCGTCGGAGGCGTTCAGGGCCTCCTGCAAGGCTCCAGCGGCTGGTCCAACGTCGAGAGGTTGGCGTTGCGGCGCTTCGCCATCATACTCAAGATACGCGTGGCTTGTGGTGTTCGCGGTTGCCCAGCGATCGACATCGCTATCGAACGTGCCGGCTCGGCCAATCCACGGAACGCGAGGCGCGAGAGCCACAAGCTCGGTGCTGGTCGTGCGCCAGTAGTTGAACATCCGCGCCGCATCCTTGGCGCTGTGGATGAGCGATCGGAAATAGCGCTTGCCCTCGACGATGATCTCATCACCGTAAACCGGGATGATCGGGATGTAGCAACCGGGCCAATCATTCTTTTCGAGGACGTCGGCGCCGCTCATGATGATCTGAGTGACCTTGTACGACTTGGTGACGCGCTTGCCTTCGACCCGCAGCATACCTGCATCGATGGCCGCCTGAAGCTCTGGCTGATCTGCAAGATCCTCTTCCGAGTACACGAAGCCGTTGGACAGCTTGACGACGGTCTTTTCGACCATCTCGCGCTTCCACCACTCGGCAACCATGACAGTTTCGTCTTCGCGCCAGATGCCAGCGTTTGCCCAGGCATCTGTCTCGAAATCGACATTGACCGCATCGCCGTCGACATTCTTCTTGCTGCCGTACTTGGCCTTGAACTCGGCTTCCCGCATTGGCTCGACGACGAAGGCGACGTTCCAGTCGGCGGAATCCGCGCTCATGCTGTCGGGATCGCCGTAGACCGAAAACTGATTGGCGACACGCTCGATCGACAGATCCATCTCGAATGTGTCGTCATAGGCATAGTCCATGCCGACACGCCAGTAGCCAAAGCCACCGGAGACGCTTTGCTCGATCGCGGTATCGTAAGCCACGTCAGCGTTCGACGTATACTCTATGTTGCGGATCAGGCCGTTGATGACCTCGGCGGTCTTCGGATCGGCATTGCTATCGACCGGATGAACCTTGATCGACGGCTTGTTCTGGCGACTGTCGTTGACCACCTGGCGAATGAATGCAGGCATCTTGTTGATGGTCAGGCACGGGCGCTGCTCCTGGCGGCGCTGGTTCTCAATATCGCGCGGCCACTGCTCACCAAGGCGAGAGAACCGGATATCATCGAGAGCCGTCTGACGATTGTCGGACTCCGCATCCTGGCAACGCTCGAACGCAGTGCGCCCTTGAGCCAGAAGGTCGCCCTTGTCGCTCTTCTTGTCGTCATCGTCAGCCATCAGCCCATCCATGCTCCGGCGCCAGCGCCTCGCTTGTCTTTCTTCCGAGGTGCGTGCGGTTCGTCGTAGACGACACAGGCAAGACCGAAGGAATCCGCACCGTGAGACGCCCAGTCGTGCTCTGGTCCAAGACCAATCCCGCGGGCGTCGTCTTTCTTCTCGTGATACCAGCCGAGTGCATCGCGACCGGCCTCGGTCGTCGCCTCGTTGAACCACATGTTCGGAAACAGCCTGCGAGCTGCCTCAATGCGTGCGGATGCCGCGCCCTTCCCCTGATTGGGAACGACGGTCACTTTGTATCCAGCGTCACGCAAAGCGCTTTCGTAGGAAACGTCGTAGACCTTGTCGTTGGTCGATCCATCGTGAGGAAGCCAGAACTGCGCTCGCTCTGGAGTGTAGCCTCTTGAGCGACACCAATTCAGGTGAGTGGCCAAAGGCTGGCCAACCGCCTCGTAGTAGTCGAGCCACCGGATCTCCTTGCCAATGAACTGACAGGCCCAGATCGTGAATGCGTCAGCGCGAGCGCCTGTGCCGCCGATGTCGACCACAAGCCGAATGGTCATCAGCGGGTCGGCAGCGACCTTGCCTATACGGCCCTCTGCCTTTGCCGCCGTGAGATGGCTTGCGAAGTAGGCGCCCGAAACAACTGTCACGTAGCCCCCATTCCAAACATGGTCATAATCATCCGGCGTCATGCGAAGGCAGTCGGCGCGCTCTTGCTCGAGCTCTGGCCCGAACCACGGGTTATCCTTCCAGTTCGCCTTGACGACGATTGCCCCGCTTGGCTTTTCAGGGCCGCGGAGCATCACATCAACCGGATCGGTCTTGCGGCGGGCGTTCCAGCTCCACCACATCTGAGAGCCGGCCGAGCGCATCGTCGGGCGGAGCAGCTTGATAGAGTTGGCAGTTGCCGTCTGCGCCTCTTCCCACCACGCCCGTTTGAAGCCTTCGAGGGACTTGATGGATTCGGCCGTGTAGTCCTGCATACCCTTGAAGAGCATGAGGCCATCGCCAGGAGTCTCGATCACATCCTTGAAGACGCGGAAGCCTGCCGCCTCGCCCAGCCTGTATTCCATCAGCTTGCGCTCGATCAGCGCCTTTGAGGACTGCTGCAGATCCTTCTGCACTTCACGAATGCAGATGGCCCTCAGCCCCTCGCCGCTTATGCCGGGTTCGGCGAGGCAATCCTCGATGAGAAGGCCCGCGAAGAAGTGAGACTTGCCAGACCCTCGCCCACCCCATGCCCCTTTGTCACGAGCAGGCTCAAGGAGAGGCGCGAAGACCTCCGCCGTTGGTATCTGCAGTACGCTCATTCATTGCCGCCGTTGGGCCGCACAATGCTGCGCTCGATCTTATGGACGAACTCGATCGGCTCATCCTTCACGCCGCCTATCTGGTGACGAACGACGGCATGCGAGCCCTGCATCTTGTTGGCTTCGGCAATGGCAGAGACTGACACTCGAGGGTCACGACGAAGGTTCGACCGAGCGATGACACCGAGCATCTTTAGGCGTGCTGCAGAGGACCATTCAGCCTTTTCGGAGATGCGAGCCTTGATCTCCTCGACCCGCTTGGCGACGCTTTCATTTGCTTTCAGCCGAGTAGCGTTGCCGCGGTTGGGTTTGAACCCCGCTTCCGAGTACGATTCATCCGCCGATTTCCCTGATGCGAGCGCTTGGGCGAACGCCTCATACTTCGCATTCTTGAGGACTGGCATTTCCACTCCGGTTCAGTGGTTGGTGGAATATTATTTCTTCTGATCGGTGACGAGTTCGCATTTTGCGAAACGTCTGTTCTACTTCTTCGGCGCAATCGCCTTGATAAATCGCTCTCTGTCTCCCACGACGCACACCTGACCGCCCTTGAGGGTGACCAGGAACTCCGACCCATTGTCAGTGATGTGTTCGATGCAATCGGTATTGAACCACTGCTGGCTGTTGTACTTAAAGAGCATGGTCAGTTTCCTTGGCCGGTGAGGCCTTCGCGTTCCGTGGAACGGTTTTCTATTTCCGATCAAGCGGGAAGAACTTGAACATAATGAAGTGGTGCCAGTCTTCTTCGGTAAGTTCGATTTCCTCAACGCCATCGTTGACCTTTTGATCGCGCCTCTTTCTGGCCTTGGTGTCTATGACGAAGGCGGCGGTTAAAAAGGCACCAGTGATGACAGTGAAAACCGATAAGGCGATGATGACGGCCCACATGGTCAGTTTCCCTTTGATACCCAGCAGTACCGGCACACCTGAGGAGCAGAGCAGGACTGGAGGAGAGAAGAGAGGAGGATGGCGCCTATGAGGAAAGTGAGGACGATGAAGAGCGCCCGGAGCGCCGGGGTCATGCCGTTCTTGATAGCGCGGAACAGCGACATCCCAGTTCTCCATTGTATCGCGCCTATGGGTGGCGGAGGGGTTAGAAACGAGGGCCGACCTGCTGCAGCGCCACGTACATGAGGATGAAGGCAGCAACAGCGCCGATAATGACGCCTGCTCCAAGTCCAAGGGCTATCCACATGTCGCTCTCTCCAAAATGAAGCCCGCCTCGGCGAACCGGGCGGGCTGGAATGGCTGAAACGGCAGGGCTCGAACCTGCGACAAGGCGGTTAACAGCCACCTGCTCTACCTACTGAGCTACGCTTCATCGACGGGAAGAAACGGCCAGGCACGAACCCCGACCTTCACGAGCTGTTGCCCGCCTTCCCGATAAGTAGCCCGCCGGGGTGCGCCGAAGCGTGGCGGGCATTGTTGTTCATGCTGCCTTGCGGCGTTTTGCTTCTCTCTGGCGGCGGCGCTCGTTCTGGCTATTGGCCCATGTGAAGTCTCGGGCCTCGTCATTTGCTGCCGCTACGAATGCTCCCGGGGCGATCCAAGCCCACCGACGCGGCTCTTCGATGTTGACTGGAATATCGCTGATTTGAGGCTCATCCTGCAAGGTGGCTAAACCGCCTCCCATCACATCGATTGATGCGTTTCGAATGAAATATTCCTCAATTTGATGAATTGCACGCTCCGCGCACTGCTTTGCATAGTTCCGGTGGATGTGTTCACGGTTCTTGCACCACTTGCTGAAGGACACCCCGCCAGCCTTCGATGAGGCCCAAGCCCAGAGGCAGCGCCGGTCACGCTCGCGTTGGACGTAGATGATCAGATCGTTGGCCTTCTCCCAGTCGGCTACATCGCTCGTCTGCAGGCGGATCGAGCGGGCCTCCCAGAATGCCAGGCGCTCTTCCTCGTAGCGTTGGCCGCCCCATCCTGCTTGATCGAGGTAGTCATGAACGTAGGGAAGGCTCTGGGCTTTTAGCCTTGCCGGTCGCGCCGTATCGGGCAATCGCCTATCCACCTCGGCCGCATGGATGAACAGCTCGGCTATTTCCTTGTGCAACATCTTCACATCTCCACCATCTCGGGCTGCCCGTAAACCTGCCGCAGCATCAGATATACCATGCCCCCAAGGGCAAATCTTGGCTTTACAGCGCCTCTCAGCTCGTGGGCTCGGGACTGTAGGAATCCGATCGGTAGCCGATCCCACGTATTGAGCCACAGAGAGGCGTCCTTCTCTATTTCGGGTGAGAACCGCTTCACCATGTCCGAAGCCATCCACAGACCAACCTCGTCGAGAAGACACTTGTTGTTGGCGGTCTCTGCAAGGGTCATCAGCACCATTCGAGCATGTCCCTCCCCCAAGGTGTCTATCATATTCCTTATCGTGCCATGTGCGCGTGTCTGGCCGAGCTTGGGATAGGAGGTGCTTTCGATGACTTCGATCCCAAACTCACTGCAGAGGGCTATCACGCGCTGGTCGATCATATGTCTAAGGCCTCTCCCATCCGTGAGCCGCTGCCATGCGAGCGATCGTGCGGCTGGATATTCCGTGTCGCTCAGCAAGGCGCTTCAGCGGGTATCCATCTTGATATTCGCTGCGAAGCATAGCGAGGTTGACCTTCACCTGCCGGAACCTGGGCGGCTTGTCTCCGCGATAATCCCTAACCCAGTTCTCCAGCTTGATAACAGCCGAGATGGCGCGGGTGGAGAGGTTGTATTTCAGATTGAGATCCACGATCGATGCGCCTTGCTGGTATTCCTTTCGGACGGATGCTTTCAGAGCGTGGTCGGTGAGCAGCTTCTCTTCAGCAGTCAAGCATTCCGGAGTCTGCTCGCCGCGGCGCTTGGCGATGTTCTGAACCGCATGCACGGCAGTAGATGAATCACGATTGAATTCCTTGCCGATGCGTGGGTAGGACAGGCCGAACTTGGTCTTCAGCTCATACATGAGCAATTGCCGAGGCCCTGCGATATGGCGCTGATGCGATCTGCCCATGATCTCGTTGAAATCCACGCCGATCTGCACGCATCTGGCGACGATGTAGGCTTTCGCCTTGTTGGCGTGGCTAGAAGTGAAGTTCCATTGCCATGCCTTGACGTGCTCGTCGAAGTGGATGTCCTGTTTTTGCCACAGAGGAGGCTCAGCAGCGAGGTTGACTGTCACCAAGGCAAGTTGAGGCTTGAACGGCTTGAACGCGTTCTTCGGGGCCATGAGGCGCTGACGGATAGCATGCGCGCTGGCGATGATCTCGGCGGCTGTGGCGTAATGGCGGGCGGTGACGCTCATGCCTCACCTCCGATGATCTGCTTCGCCTTCAACACCGAGATGATGAGCGCGATGGCTTGGCGGCCCGGCGGACGAAGATCGACGTCGGTTGCGTCCGTCCAGTCGAGTTCCTCGTTGAACTCAGCCTTCAGTCGCTGGCCGTGAACCGGGCAGTTGAAATCAGGGAATACCCAGGCGTCATCCGAGACGCAGCATGTGGCTACTCGCCATGCCCAGCCTGGCAGAACGAAGTTGCAGAACAGGACCGCGGTATCGATCGAAGCCGTGAAGCGGAGACTATCCCAGATAAGCCCGAGATCACCGTTGTCGTGCATAACGCCACACATGCCGGCCGCCTGCTTGTGGTGGGCCCATGTTGGAAAGTTATTCCACGCCCAATCATAGCCCGGCTCCCGCATCTTCAGGGCGCCGATCCGAAAATGCGCGTCGAGCCTAGCGTCAACCCACCTGTCTGGGCCGTCGCAGCTTTCGAGCCTTTCGAGCAGATATTCGATGCTCATGCTCTACCTCCGATCCTCTCTACTGCGACTGTCTTGCCGCCACCCCTGAAGAGCTTGTCGAGCTGCGTCCTCGCCAGCGCCTTCTTGTTCGTCGGCCCCGTCATGGATTCCGCGACGATCGGCGTGTTGAGGTATTCGAGAAAAGCCTCAAGCGCCGCCTTCTCCGCCTCTTCCTTGGTCGCGAAGATGATGTCGCGCTTTCCATCGCGAAGGATGAAGTTGGAGGAGCGGTGGACTTGGCGATAGAAGCCGATGAAACCGAGCGGGGTCTTGATCGATCCGACATCGAATTTGTTCACTAGAAAAGCTCCCTTGCGTTCTGCTGGGCCTTGTAATTCATGCCGTAGCTGGTGGAGTTGCCATCCCATGCGATGTCACGGCGGCGCGGGAATTCGCTTTCTCGCGACAGGGAAAGCAGGATCTCTGCCTTGCCTTCGGTCTCATCCATCAGAGCTTTCCAGACAGCCCAGTCGTTAGAGCCTTCCCCAGGCTCCATGCCGGCAAGGATCGGCCGCGGCTGGAAAGGAATGATCACCTGGTCGGCGTCCTTATCCATGTTGCCGATGAGGTCCCGATATGTTGGGCGTCGGTTGAGGACAGCGCGCAGACGCTTCTCGATGGTGCTGCCCTGATACTCTTGGAAAGCCGATTTCTTCAGGTGGGTGAGCGCGACCACCGGGATATCGAGATCCATTGCCAGGTCTTTCAGCTTCGAGGTGGCGATCTGGCCCTGCTTGAACTCGTCCTCGTACTGCATCTTGCCTTCCCACTGGATTTTTCCGATGTGGTCGACGAAGAGAGCGCCGATCCCGTGGGAGCGCTTGAGGGCCTTTGCCTTCCGGCCGATCTGGTCGAGCGTCATTTTGCGGCAGTCGATCTCGATGTGTTTCGAACGCTTGATCTCGACCCCAGCCTCGAGAAGCATCTGTACTTCCTGATCGGACACCCTGCCGCGTTGCTGCTGGCGGGCCGATATGCCGGTGCGGCGGGCCTGCTCACGCATGATGATCTGCTTGACCGTCATTTCGCCGCTGTAGAGAAAGACGGGAACTTTCTTGGCGATCTCAAACATGCACTGCATGGCCAAGGCTGTTTTCCCCTGCTTGACGCCTCCGCCGATGATGATGAGCTGTCCATTCTGCCACGGCCCGGTGAGCTGCATCATCTCTGGGATGCCAGGATCCAGTCCTTCTGTCTGCTTGCCGCGTGAGGCGTCGTTCACAGCGTCGAATGAGCTGTCGATGGCGTCAGACAGGGAGAAGGTAGACTCCTCACCAGCGAGGCTCTGTGTGACATCAGCGAGGCGTTGGCGCAGCACGGCTATGTCATCGGGGATCTTCAACTCATCCTCGAAAGAAACCTGCCTCAGGTCATTGGCGATTGACTGAATGTCGCGGCGCGCCGAGGCTGCTGTAATCGCGGCGCACCAATCAGGGATGCCGAGGTATCCGACGGTCTCGCTCATCAGGCGGGCCATGTACTGGGCAATAGTGCCACCGCCTACCGAGATGTTCGGCAACATGCCCTTCAGTGTGATGGGGCTGAATGACTTGCCTTGTGCTCGCAACTCCATCATGGCGCCGAACATCTTGCCGTGCAGATCTTCCTCGAAGAATCGAGCCTCGAAGCTGGTCGGTATAGCCTCGATACAATCGTTCTTCATCAGGAGAGCGCCAAGCAGCGCCTGTTCTGCTTCGATCGCGTCTGGGAGAGATGGTGAACCGTGGATGTCTCTTGGATGGGCGTTCATGCTGCCTCTCCGAATTTGCCGGCTTCGTTTCCGAAGTGGTCCCAGCCTAGGCGATTGGTGCGGGAATAGAGCTCTAGGCGGCGGGCATTCGGCATCAGCAGCTCGGCGGCGCGATACGCCTCTTCCGGCTTGCGGGAATGCTCGCGCGCCAGACCAGTGAACCCAGAGCGGACAGATCGCGACGTTTTGGGCTTACCGCGCGTCCCGATCAGGAACGGCTCATTGCTCGAACGGAGGATGTAGCCGGTACCGAAGGCGATCTTGCCGTTGACGGTGGTCTTGAGCCACGAGCCGGCCGTCTTGTATTCGAAGCCCTGCGCCTTCATGACCTCGATCGCTTGAGGAAGCATGGGGTTCGTCGCCCACATCCAGTGGACGCAATGCTCTTTGCATAGATCCAGCACTGGAAGTGCCTTGATGTCGTCGAGGGACATGACCGAGTAGTGGGACTGGGCGGACTTGGCCTCGCCCTTGGCGGAGAAGAGCGAGAAGCTCCAGGCGAAGTCGGACATGATGAAATCGTAGGAGTGAGGCTGTAGATCGCCCCAAGGCCAGTTGAAGAGCCTCATGCCGCGCTCCGCTTCTGCTCATATGCCCCGGTGCGAAGATCCATGAACCGCTTTTGCATCCAATCGATCTGCGGAACATCGGACTTGTGCCAGCAGGTGCAGACGCCGACTGCTTCGGCCGCATCGCGTTGCTCGGCCTTGGTGGGTGGAAGGACGATGCTTTCGCGCTGGCACATCTCGATAGCCAGGTCTTTCCAGTCCTTGCCTTCCGGGGGCTTCACGCCTTTGCCGTAGCAGACAGGACGCCATGAGTTGGCGGAGATGGTGCCGTAGGGGATAGCCTTGATCTGGCAGATTCCGATGATAGCTCCGGCAATGCCGGTGAGCTGCAGGGCGGCCGGGTTGATGGTCATGGCCGTCTGCTCGACGCCGGTCAGGTCCGGCTTGCCCTTCTTCTTGAACTGGCGAACACCATGCTCGGGTCGCTCGATGCAGACGAAGTCCGGCTTGTATTCCTTGCGGAGCCGATCGAAGAGGTTGGCCGCGATGGCGTATTTCTCTTCCCATTCGTATTCCTTCACGGTGAAGGTGCCGCACTGCATGGATGAACGATGGCGCGCGCTGTCACGGACAGCCCAACCGCTTCTTGTCGCAAGGTCGAGGCCCATCACGATCATGGCTTTGACCTCCGGCCCTTGTAGACCGAGTTGATGGCCTTGATCTCTTCCGGACCGTCTGCCTTCACGAGCTTGTAGCCCCGGCCATAGACGGTCTCGATCGCGAACCCGAGGTCACTTAGAACAGGGCGAAGCTGGGAGACGGTCACGTCTATAATCTTGGCTTCCGGCCCCTCTCCGCGCTCATCCATGAAGACGGCATGGTAGATCTGGTCTCTGGTGGCCAGCAATGGAAACCGGATGAGCAGGTAGTTCGCGAGGTTGAACCACTGCCGCTTCAAGCGGACCGACTTGCCAGCTACTGATATCCTGCAGCTCGTCGGGTCCGCCAAGACATCCAAGCCTTCGACGAACTGCAGGCAGCATGGGCAGATTATGGATTCGGGGGATTTCGCTTCAACTACTGACATGGCTTCACCTGTGGAAAGAAAGCGCCGCATTCGCGCGGCAGGTGGGCGGCTCAAGCTCGGGAGGAGAGCGAGCCGCCGGGAACATCATTCGTCTTCGTCGTCTTCAGGAGGGGCTTCCTTGTCAGCGGCAGCGCTGATGCGGGACAAGAGGTCAGGAAGCTTGGTGTCGTATTCCTTGCGGCCCTCGTCGTACGAGGTCAGCCACCAGCGGTCCTCGTCGGTGGCGGCCATATAGTTGGACACACGGTCGTTGCCGAGCAATCCGGCCTGAAAGCCTTTGGCGCGTACCAGATCCTCGCCAGTGGCGCGCTCTGCCTGCTCCAGGAGATCACCGCCGGAGGTGTTGGGGATCAGACCCATCCATTCGAGGTTCTGGCGGTCGCTCTGATGCTTATCGACAACCTTCTGCATGTCGTCAGCGATGACGCTCTTGAGGTAGTGGTCGAGCTTCTGTGACGAGATGCCGTGAGCGTTGGCGTTCTTGCGGTTCGCCTTGCGATCGTCAGCGATGCGCTTGGCTTCGAAATGGCTCGCCAGATCCTTGCGGTGGTAGTAGGCCACCAGGAGGCGGAAATCACTCTCCGCTTTGCTGCTGTTGTGTCCCGTCACTGTCATCGTTTGCTACCTTCCTTGTTTTGCTTGCCGCACCCGCGCAGCAAGAGCTTCAACTTCACCCACCAAATCCTGAAAGCGATCATCCTGTCCTCGCACTTCCGCGACCTCCCGCTGCAGGTCGCTTATCTGTTGTTCGCAGTAGTCGAGGTACGCGGTACGGATGGTGTTGAAGGCGTCGATAGAGATCGCCTTGGCCCTGCCTGCCCGCAGGTGCATGATCTGCCAGAAGGAAAGCCCATGCTTGTGAGCGAGCCTCCTGATGGCGTTCTCTACGTCTCCATTGCCGGCGGTTTCCCGCTCGACCATCCTCTTCACGTACTCACTCGCAATTGCCGTACTCATGGCTTTGCTTCCCTGTTTTCTTGCTTCTTCGTGAATGAAATTCTCTGACACTGTGAATGCGCTCCATGCCGCCTTGGGTTAGCTTCTCGGTGTCGGGAAGCTGCGGCATAGGAGGTATTGAGTTCAGCCGCCGCCCGACGACTGAAATGGAATGCGAATATTGCGGATGCTGAGGCTGCGAACCGATGCATCCGGGTAAGGCGATGGAAGACCGAGATTGGCGCTTCGCTGTTTGGCGACGAGACGAAGCGCTTCACTCTCGTGAATGTTGAAAAGACGGGCGATGTCCGAGGTATCCATACCGGAGCGCAACATTGCCAAGGCGTCAGAGGGATCGTGGTGGCCGCGTGTGAGAGTGCTTGCCATTACCGGACCTCTGGAAGATTGAGAGCCCCTTCGGGGGCGCCCTCGGCCTCTTCCTGGCGACTGATCTGCGAGGACCGCATGCAAGCGGCAAACCCGAAAACAGTGCTGAATACGAATCCGCCGATGACGATGGAGAGAAATGCATATCCGAGGATATCGCTCATGCCGGCACCTCATCAGAGGCGGGGAATACCTCATCGGTGCGAACCACACCGTTCCACCGGTCGATGAGATCGTCTCGATACTCATCGCAAAGCTCGACACCGCATCCAGTGCAGAAGATCGAGTAGCTGCTGATGTAAGATCCGCCGTCGTAAAACAGCATGTTGCCGACGAAGTGGACCTTCTCGTCGTTGCTGCCATCGGTGTGGCAGAACGGGCAGTCTCTGAGCTTGGGGCGTGTGTCTGTCATGCTGCCTCCGCAGCGCGGATCGCGCGCTTCATAGCCTTGGTGACGGCCTTATGACCGTGGGTGTCGTTGAACTCGAAAATGGATTTCCCGTTGCATGCGGTCCGGAGGTGGCGGATGGCCTGCCCGTATTCGTCTGCGGACGGCTGAACTCGCTGGATCGCTCCGACCATGCAGAAGCGCTTGGCCTTGTCGCTGAGCGCTTTGACCTCGTTGTCACGATCGTCGAGCGCTACAGCCTCTTTCGCCCACTTGCTGGGGGTCGAGATGACCGCCAACGCATCCTTGAGGACCGTGGCGGCGCTCATGCTGCTGTCTCCTTGAGAGCAACTACCAAATCCTTGCGAAGACCTTCCAGCCGCAAGATGTACTCGTCGGTGGCCGTGATATGAGCCTCGGGGGAAAAGAGCTTCCTGCAGGCGTTCCAGCAGTCGACGAAGCGATATGCATCCTCTTCGGCTGGCACCTCGGCGTAGACGTGGCCGGAGCTGTTCACGAGTTTGAACATGCCATGATCAGTCTCAGGCTTGAGAACCGACAGCTCCTTGTAGGGCTTGAACGCGCTCATTCGGCTGCCTCCGGCTGCTTTGCTACAGCAGAGGCGAGTACCTCCAGCGTGACGCCGCGTATCTCGCGAGCCGCTGCCTTGTACGTGACAGTCAGCCAATGTTCGGGAGGTATGGAAGCGCGGCGGCGCATGGCCTTCGCGGTCCCATATTGCACGCCCAAGTCATCGGCAAATTCCGAGAGAGAGGGCCATTTGTTGATGATTTCAGCGTGGGTCATGTCGCTTAGGGTATTTATTGTACCCGAAAAGTCAAGCGTCATTCGGCATTACTTGTACCTATCGCTTGGGTATTTTTTGTAACATGCTGAAAGAACAAGAACAATTTGAGCGCGAGGAACGGGCTAAGAGGCTCGTATTGGCTCGCAAGAATGCCGGCTTTACCGGCCCAAAGCCTTTGATCGAGCGGTTCGGCTGGAACGCGAACAACTACAAGGCTCACGAGTCCGGTCGGAATGGCTTCGGAATAGCCGACGCCAAGAAGTATGCGAACGCCTTCAAGGTGAACCTTAACTGGTTGCAGTTCGGGACTGGCGATCCGCTTGACCCGGACGAGCGCTCTGTCACCGTGGTTGACGTTCCCCGGATCTCATGGGTGAGCGCCGGTCAGCTTTCGGAACAGGCTGGTGTTACCGATTTCTCCGAGTTCCCGACAGTGGCGGCTCTCGATCTGCCGGATGGCGACTGGATCGCCTTGGAAGTCGAGGGCAACTCGATGAACAAGATATCTCCGCCTGGATCGATCATCTTCGTCAATCGTCGAGACAAGCGCCTCGCGCCTAATGCGCTCTATGTCGTGGCGGACGAGACGGGCGCCGCGACCTACAAGCGGTATCGGCCGAACGACAACCCGCCATTTCAGCCCGCCAGCTACGAGGATGTGCCTCCGCCTGTTTTTCAGGGGGCGGTCAGCGTCGTTGGCCGGGTACGTCGGTCTATCATCGAAATGTAGGAGGATTCGCTTTGAGTTTTGAGCTCGACCCAAAGCTTGAGGCCAGGCTATCGGCGCTTGAGCCTCTGACATGCCAGATTTACTCGATGGCACTCAGCGCCCAAGGCCTCACCGAGGCAGAAATCAGCGATCTTGAGTATCGCGGGACGCTAAGTGTGGACCGGCAAGCCAGCGAAATAGCCGGCCGCGGATCGTCCGGTCATGCCGTCGACGCTTTTCTTTCAGATTTTCAAGATGCTCTAGCTTCTCTGCAATCGCAAGCACGCGAGATGCGGGAATCGATCCGAGCGCAATTACGTTCTTAGCATTCAGTCTATCATCCATCTCTACCTATCCTTCTATCTTACTTTTCTGGTTCTGAACCCGAGAGAAGGGAGGGAGTGGTAAGCAAAGCTCCCCCTACCCCTCAGGACCGATAAAGATCCCGAAAGGCAGGAGGAGCACATGCTTGGCTTGAACCGTCGTTCGGTCGGTCGCTCTAGCAGGACGCCTCTCGGCTAATCCGTCCTCATTTTCTGGCAGCACAGTAGGACTTACGCTCCCCGCGCTTCGGGCTTCACCAGCTCGGGAGTTGCACCCGGTCGCCCGTACTTTCTCCCCACACATACGCCTACGATTCGTACCTCGTCAATGCCTCAGGTATTTTTTGTACCTTGTCGGTTGACAGCGCCGGGTACGATATGTACCTTGTACTCACCAACCGAGCACGAAGACGCCTCCGGCAGATCTGCTCTAACGAGGATGAGGACGGAAATGACACGACAGCTTATTCGCCAAGCAGCACGAGCCGAACAGAAGGAAGCGCGGTCTGACGCCAAGATTGAGGACCGCCGGCTTGCGCATCGTGCGCTGCTTGAGCGCCAGACACAGCGCGAGAAGACTGGCGCCTATACGGGCCGCTCTGTTGCCTCGGCAATCTCCCCGTCTCGCTCTCGCATCACCAAGCGCAAGGTCAAGAAGGCCAAGGAGTTCGGCCGCATTTTGCTGACGCAGATGTGGGGTGGTCGTGAGGTCTCTTACCACGCGACCAAGGGTTGGCGCTCGCATCGAGCCTGAACCCCTTCGGCATCCGCCCTTCACTGCGGCGGATATCGAAAGAGTTCACCAGATCGAAGGATCAGTGCAATGGCATCCCATTTCGACGACATCATCGAGGCGGCGAATAAAGCCCGCTCACAGTTCTCGGTTCTCGGCCGACAGTCCGACAATTCCGAAGTCCTCAAGGAGCTTTCGGCGGAGATGGTGAAGGCCATTGCCGGCCTCGTGTGGAGCGCTGGCGGCGACAACGACTATCTGGAGCCGTGGGTCGAAGGCGTGTCCGACGACATCGATCGCTGCTTCCGTTCCATGAACGCCAGACCGGTAGGCCATAGCGCTGCCGCTCGTCTTGAGCGTCACTTTTCCCAAGCTGCGGAGTAAGACGATGGACCGGACACGCGCAACGGCTCTCAAAATTGCAGAGCGAAAACTGATATCGCTCGGATGGCGTTTTTCATTCGAGGATGTCGGTAGGCATGCTGACTGCATCATTGCAGCCATGGAAAAGGCTGAAAGCGACCGCCGTGAAGGCAAGGCAGGTGCGGCATGAACGACAACCACCTCACCTCCCGTTTCGCCATCAAGCTCTCAGAAGCCGAAGACAACATCATCAAGGCCAACGTCGCCCTCCGTGATGCAAAGCGGGCAAAGGCCTACTGGGAACGCCGTATCGCTGAAGAGCAAGGCGCTGATTTCCGGGGTGAAGTCCCGGCGCTTAGATCGGCGGTGCTGTGATGGGCGAACACAATCACACTGCCCTACCGTGGAAGGTTGTTAGCGACCCGCATTTTGACAGCGGCCTCGTCTATACGTCCATCCAGCCGGTCAACGCCGACGCCGAGGCAATGAAGCCCCTGGCGATGATGAACGGGGAGTTTCACGTTGCGCGGATGAGCCATACCGCTGCGCCGTGGCGGTTCAACTATCATCGGGCCAATGCTGCCTTCATCGTCGATGCCTGCAATTCCTACTACGCGGTGCGTGAAGCCATAGACGCCAAGGACGCGGAGATAGCCAAGCTTCGCGAGGCGCTGACGTTCTACGCCGACCAATCGAACTACGAGCGGCAGCTGATCTCCGAAGACTGTGGGTGCTGCTCGTACTGGCACCACGAAAAGATCGGTTCGGACGGCGATACTGGTGAGATCGCCCGCGCCGCTCTGAAAGGCGGTGAAGCATGAGCACGATCTTCGACAACGAGATGATGAAGGCTCTGGAGGCTGACGGCGAATACCTGCGCCAAATGACCGGAGAGGATCACGGTCCAGTGTTTCTGCTGACGTGCGAGGCATGTGCAGGCGAAGGCCTCTTCCATAAGAAGGCCACCTTCCGCGAAGCCGGCTGCGGTTTTCAGCGTGATGACACCTATGAGGTGAAGTGCGAGGTCTGCGACGGCTTCGGGACGGTGTTGTCATGAGCTACGCAGAAATGATCGACCAAGCCGAGGTCAATATCCGGGCGGATTACCGTGCCGGAACGATATCGAAAGAGCAGTTCCAGAAGGAGCTGCTGATCGTCGCGAGAGCGAGACAGCAGGAGCTCGGTGTCATGGCATGCCACTTCCGCACCCACCGTGAATGCGCCTGCAAGCCCGGAGAATGCCACCAGCAGCCCCGCGCTATCACCGCCCCGGTGTCGATGCCATCGCTGACCCTCACCTTCTCCGCCGCAATCGTATGCGGCGCCATCATCAGCTTCTTCGTCTTCGTCTCAATGCCGAGAGCGATGGAAGCCTCGCACCGTCAGCAGCTCGAAAATCAGGAGCAAATCCGCCATGGCTGATACGATCACGACAAATTCTCACGTCACCGCGATGAAAGAGCAATCGAAGTACATCCCCGATGGGGTCTACTTCAACATGGCCGAAAGCGTCTATCATGGTGATCCGGCTCTAGGATCGACCGGCATTAAGAAGCTGATCGACAACGCTCCTGACTACTGGTGGGATTCGCCCCTCAATCCAGCACGGCCTGAAGACGACGATACCCCGGCAAAGGTTTTCGGCCGGCAGTTTCATCAGTGTGTGCTGGAAGGACAGGAGAAGTTCAAGGCAGGCCATGCGCCGCAGACGCTGCCAGGCAATCGCAAGGATGGCATGGACGAGATAGCCAAGATCCGGGAAGCAGGAAAGGTGCCGGTCAAGTTCAAGGACTACACCAAGATCCTTGCTGCCTCTGCCTTCATCAAGGCGAACAAGACGCTGGCGAATGCCTTCGAGGGCGGTGTTCCAGAGGTCTCGATCTTCTGGACTGAAAACGGCATCCGCTACAAGGTTCGCCTCGACTACCTCAAGATGAACGCCATTGCCGACCTGAAGTCACTGGCGAACATGTATGGCAAGGAGTTCGGCAGAGCTTGCCGGGATGCTGTGGCTAGCTACGATTACATCGTCTCAGCGGAGCATTACCGTCACGGTCGCTTGCAGATGGCCCGCCTGATCAAGGAGGGTAAGGTCTATGACGTTCCCGAGGAAATGATGCCTTGGTTGATCAACGTTGCCGGCAACAAGACCTTCGCGTTCGTCTTCGTCTTCTACCAGAAGGATGGAGCCCCGATCTCGCACGGGATCAAGCTTTCCCCGGGCAATCCGTTGTTCGGCTATGCCCGCCAGATGATCGTCAAGGCGATCAACAACTACACCCGCTACATGGACGAGTTCGGGACCGACACCGCTTGGGTGCCAACCACGCAGCTCGATGAGCTCGATGAAACAGATCTGCCGGTTTGGTACCAGCAGCGCCTTACAACTGGAGCCTAATCATGAACCAGCTTGCAACGCAGCAAGAACGCATCCCCATGGACTCCGTGGGAGTTTCAAACACCGGCACTGGCAGCAAGATCGCCCCGCAGAACCTGGGTGATGTAGTGAAGTTTGCGGAAGTGATGTGCCGGGCCGATATTGCCCTGCCGCAGCATCTGCGAGGTAATGCCGGCGCTTGCATGGCCGTGGCGATGCAGGCTCTCGAGTGGCAAATGTCGCCCTTTGCGGTCGCATCCAAGTCTTATGCTGTCGGCGGCAGGATTGCCTATGAGGCCCAGCTCATTGCCGCCGTGGTCAACACCCGATCGGGGATCAAGGGGCGCTTGCGGTATCGCTATGAAGGCGAAGGCGCTAGTCTTACCTGCACGGTGACTGGTGTCCTCGATGGCGAGGAGTGCGTCTATACCTCTCCGGCCATGGGCAGCATCACCACCAAGAATTCTCCCCTCTGGAAGTCCGACCCGCAGCAACAGCTCGGATACTTCGCCGCCAGGTCTTGGGCGCGCCGCCACTGCCCGGAAGTGATCCTCGGGGTCTATGATCGAGACGAGGCGGAAGAGTTCCGCGGCCCCGACAAGGCGAAGGACATTACCAGTCAGGTTGTCATCGACCCATTCTCTGATGAGCCACTCACGGCCACAGAGAGCGTCGAGGACGAGCGTAATGAGGTGGGAGTTACCAAGGGATCAAGCGAAGCTTTTGACGCTTCCACGGGCGAGATTATCGAGCCAACCCAATCCGGCAGCGCCCAGCCGGAAGCAGACGAGCAGCAGGCCCCCGCAGTTTCGTCTGCAGAGGGATCGGAGCCGCCCTACTCCGATCCCTCCACCAATCAGGATGACCCAGACCGCGATACCCTCATCCGGTATGCCCGGGACATCCTTCCCATGGCCGCCCAGAAAGACATTTCGCTCGAGGCACTGAAGGTGACCGACAAGGAATGGGCAGGCCCGATCAGCAAGATGACAGAGGCCGGCGTGTCTAAGGCTCGCCAGATCAACAACTCGTCCAGGTCGATCTTCAACGACCCCGAGAAGTTGGAAGGCATCATCGAGCATTACGCTGAAATGCTTGATTGCTCTGTCGACGATCTGCGAGGCTGATATGAGCTGCAGCTATGAGTTCGTCATCCCTCTTGGTGATAACATGCTCACCCTCAGCGGGAATGGGTTCCACAGCATGCGGGCGGCCCGGCGGTCGCTCGCTGAACAGCTGCTCGATCATGGGTTCAAGCCGCCGCGCTTCTTCGGCCTCGTGGTTCAGAAGGAGCTTCGCACCCTTCCTCGCGAAGTCCTCGATCTCATGAAGGAGATGGCCAATGGCTGACGTCAACATCACGCCGCGCATCTCCTGCGACAACTGCGGGGCCGCCGTCGATAAGGAGCCGGAGAAGCTCGGGACAAGCAAATCGTTTCGGAAGCCGCGCGATTGGGGCTCCTGCAAGATCGAGGGTTCCAGTTCCGACATGTATGGCGCGAAGGATCGCCTCGACTTCACCGACCTGTGCCCGACGTGCGCAAAGGCAGCGGTTGACGCTGTGGCGGCCGCCATGAAGGCAATCAGAGGGGACGATGAACGATGAGCCGAGAGAACGTAGAGGGCTCTATCCCGCCAGCGCTTCGGTTCAAGCGCACCACGAAGCAAACCGAGGCGGATGCGATCGACCTGGAGATATTTTGGCTGATCGCTCGTATCGAGCGGTTCGCCGTAACCACCGTTTACAAGGATGAGGTGATGGATTCCGCGCATAGGCTTCAGTCTGCGCGATACGCGATCCGATCGCTCATGCACCCGAAGGATAGGGAGAGGACGAATGGCCAGAACTGAATTCACCCGCGCTACCAAGCAAGCCGCCCTCACCCGCGCCGGCACCCGCTGCGAGGCATCAGGTCCACGCTACGGCCTTGAAGAAGGCCAGCGCTGCAACTGCTCCCTCTCCCTTGGCGTCCAGTTCGATCATGATGTTCCCGATCAACTCGGAGGCGACAACAGCCTCGATAACTGCCGAGCCGTGTGCGTCCAATGCCATAAGATCAAGACCCGCGGCGATATCCAGCAGATCCGCAAGTCGGATCGCCAGCGCGACAAGGCCTCAGGCGTCATCCGCGCGGCCGGCAAGATCAAGTCGCAGGGATTTGCGAAGGCGTCGAAGCCCGATCGGCCTTCAAAACCAGCGCTTCCACCCGCCCAGCTTTACGCGCCGATACAGGAGACGAGATAGATGAGCAACCTTGAAACTTTGCGCGATACGATGAGGCAGCTCAGCTACGTCGAGATGATGACCTTGGCTGAGTGGTTCGCCAATGTGGAGTTGGCCAATGTCGCCGTTCACGATGCAGCTTACTGGGCCTTCGTGCTGAATGACTGGGCGCAGAACGTCGAGTTGCCGGAGGACGACGCGTGATGAATCTGCAGCTCGCCCTCAAGGCAGAATACTTCGACGCCATCAAAGCCGGAACGAAGCTGGAAGAATACCGGCTGGATAATGAGTTCTGGCAGAAGCGGCTAGTAATCGGTGGCCCGAAAGGCTCGCTCGCCCGTACATTCGCTGGGATCATCCTCACCAGGGGCTACCCGAAGCGAGGAGACCCTGAGCGGACTATCGAGCTTCCATGGCGCGGTTGGTCGCGAAAGACAATCACTCATCCTCATTTCGGCCCGTCGCCTGTCTCGGTGTTCGCGATCGATGTCTCCCCTCCTCAGAATAAGGCAATTGAGAACACCGAGGGTCCCGCCAATGGAGATTGAGATCAAAGGCAAAATCTCTGCCGACCCGCGCGACCGCGTTCTAGCGATCGAGGCTGTCACCAAGGCGATTTGCCAGCAGACCGGACAAGACCCAGCCGAAGGTGTGATGATGCTGTTGACAGCGGCTGCGCATCTCACAGCGGTCTATTCGGGAAAGTCGGCGGATCAGAACATCATGACGCTGGCCGGCTGCCTCGGCAATGCGACTGTCGCCGCTGATGACTTCTTCCGTCTCAAGCCGGTCTCCACTCCCCACCAGAAAGGCAACTGATATGAGCGTGAACATCACTCGACCGATCGTCGGTATCGAGAACCGTACGGCTCAGGAAGTGTTCGACATTATGGTCGCGCGCATCGGAGCATCCCCATCGCCCTCTTCCAATGTGATGGTGACCCCGGCCGATCAGATCATCGGTCAGATTGAGGAGCTTTTCCCGAACTGGCGCTCCTATCGCGATCTGGTCGATTGCATCACCTGCGAGCTCCACGAGCTTCACGAGCGCGCGGAGGGCCGCCTGTGAAGGTTCTCGTCGCCTGCGAATTTTCCGGAACCGTCCGCAACGCCTTTCTCGATCGTGGTCATGATGCCTGGTCTTGCGATCTCTTGCCGGCAGATGACGGCAGCAATCGCCATATCCGTGGCGATGCCCGCGATATCCTGAACGATGGATGGGACCTATTGATTGTGGCCCACCCGCCATGCACTCGGCTTTGCAACAGCGGTATTTCGTGGCTCAGCCGCGCTCCGAAGGGCAAGACGATCGAGCAGGTATGGCATGAACTTGATGCCGCCGCCGATCTCTTCTCTGCCTTCTGGAACGCGCCGATAGATCGGATAGCGATCGAGAACCCGATCATGCACCGGCACGCCAAGGCCCGTATCGCTGGCTATGAGCCGCCTGCACAGACGGTCGCGCCATGGCAATTCGGCGAGCCGATCCAGAAAAAGGTTTGCCTCTGGCTGAAGAACCTTTCGCCCCTGGAGCCGACCGACATTGTCGATCTCCCGGAACCGGCGCACTGCGTTCGCAAGACGGGTGAGCGAGCCGGGAAAGCCTACCGGTATTACTTCCATCAGGGAAAGTCAGCCCACGAGCGCTCCCGGTTCTTTCCCGGTATTGCCGCCGCCATGGCCGAGCAGTGGGGCGACGAAGCTATCGCGCAGATGAGGGTCGCAGCATGAGCATCGACTGGATCAGGAATAGCTATGGCGTCCCGGCGAAAGTCGGCGGCCGGGTCGAATATACGGGCGAGAAGACAGCGCGGCAGGGCGTCATAACCGGCCAGCGCGGCCCACACCTGCTCATTCGGCTCGACGGCGAGGAGCAATCGAACCCGTATCACCCAACGTGGGAGCTTCGATATCTCGACACCCCCGCTCCCGCAAAGAGGGAGGGCAGCGAATGACCAGAGCAGCCTTCCGGCAAGCAGACATGGAGCGGATATTCCGCGCCGCCAAGAGCCAAGGCATGGCGGTGACGATCGATATCAAAACACTGGTTGTCACCGCTATCCCCGCAATCCACAGACCCGAGTTGGTAGACACAACCGATTCCAGCCCTCGCATGCTCCATACGGGCAATGGCGCCCGCTATGGAAAGGAAAACTGGGATGAGGAATGATCGACCCGGGTATAAATACCGGGACAACAAGGACGGGACACGCGTCCATTACTGGGATCCGAAAAGGGCGGTCAAGGGTTCACCGGCCGCCCTTTCGATTGTTAGGTTACCTGACGGAATATCCGATCAGCAGATAGCCGATGAGTGCCAAAAGCGCACCAACGAGCTGCGGGCGGAACTGGTTGGTCAGAGCGTACCGAAGAGGTTCGATGGCACGTTCGCTTCTCTGATCCATCTCTATCGTCACGACACGACCAGCACCCTGCACGGCGTGAAGCATTCGACACGGATCAGAGACTATGAGCCGAGCCTTCGAGTGCTGGCGAAAAACATCGGGGAGAGGTTCGTTGAAGGGCTGACCGCTTCGGACGTGAAGAGGTGGTTTGCGCAATGGCGCAAGAAAGGCCACAGGCGGGCTACAGGCGCGATCAAGCTCCTGCGCCTCATCATCAGCTACGGAGCCGGGGAACGCCTTCCTGGGTGCGCTGAGGCCCGATTGATCCTATCCGACATGCGCTTCGAGCAGCCACAAAGCCGGACCATCGCCATGACCTACGATCAATGCCTAGCGATCGTGAAGAAAAGCGCCGAACTGGATTGCCCTTCGATCGGTTTTGTCGAGGCCGTAAAGTTCGAAACGGCATTGCGCCGGATCGATGTGATTGGCGAATGGGCGCCGCATGCAGATGGTGGGGAGTTCCGCTGGACTGGCCTGATGGCCAAGGACATATCAAAGGATATGATCCTGACGCTCAAAACGAGCAAGACCGGCGCCGCGGTAGCGCGCGATCTGAAGGGGTATGCCCTCGTTGATGAAGCTCTGAAAGCCTATCGCATTCCCGATATCGGCCCGGTCGTGATCGACGAAGACCACGGAAAGCCCTATTGGGAAAACCGCTACACCGAAAAATTCAAAAAGGTGAGAGATGCAGCAGGCGTTCCGTCAGACGTGTGGTCTATGGATTCGCGAGCGGGAGCCGTCACTGAGACGGTCGAGGCCACAGGGTCTCTTGAGATGGCGGGGAATCTTGCCACCCACAGCACCACGAAAACCACCCGGCGTTACAGCCGCGGGGATGGTTTGGAGGAAAGCCGGAAGATAGCTGAAGCCCGCGCGGAAAAGCGCAAGTGACATGACGTGACACGGGTGACACGAGGGTATAGCTAAGTGGTTGAAATAGCTGGAGCGGGTAGCGGGAATCGAACCCGCGTATTCAGCTTGGAAGGCTGCTGCTCTACCATTGAGCTATACCCGCGGGGTTTGGTCCGATCCGAGGACGAATGGTGGAGAGAGTTGGATTTGAACCAACGTAGGCTGAGCCAACGGATTTACAGTCCGTCCCCTTTAACCACTCGGGCATCTCTCCAGTTTTTCGTCCGGATCGTTAGACCAAGTCTGCTAGACTTTCGAAGCGTTGCCGCCCCTCGGTCTGCGCCGCGTATATGACGGGCCGAGTTGCCTATGTCAACACGATGACGATGGAAAATATGTGAAAAATTTCATCGGCGGTGGAAAGGCCCTGCGCACAAAGAAATCCTATGCGGAAAGAAACGCCACCGCTATAAAGCGGCATGAGCAAAGACGATAAAAGAGGCGGCCCGCCCGCAGACGACAAATCCGCCAAGGATACGCACTACGCCAATCTGCGTCGTGCGCATCGCGACAACAAACGCGAACGCGGCGAAATTCCAACTCCCGGCTTCCAGAAGCGCAAGCGCGGCGGCGATGATTGGAAGCCGCCGGCATTGGCGCCAGACCAGGTCCATCTCTATGGCTTGCACACGGTGCGCGCCGCGCTCGAGAATAAAGAGCGCAAGAAGATAAAGCTGTCGGTGACGCAGAATGCGCTGGCTCGCCTGGAGATCGACGTCGAGAAACTCGGCATACCGGTCGAGATGGTTTCACCGCAGGATCTAGACAAGGTGCTTGGCCCCGATGCCATCCACCAGGGCGTGATGCTGGAAACGCGCCCCCTGCCCGTGCGCCGCCTCGAAGCGCTGAAGGACAGCCCGCTTATCCTGGTGCTCGACCAGGTCACCGATCCACACAATGTCGGCGCCATCATGCGTTCGGCAGTTGCCTTCAAGGCTGGCGCTTTGATCACGACGCAGCGCCACAGCCCGACCGAATCGGGCGTGCTCGCCAAATCCGCCTCCGGCGCGCTGGAACTCATCCCCTACATCCAGATCACCAATCTCGCCGATGCGCTTGGCGAACTCCACAAGCTCGGCTTCGTCACGATCGGCCTCGATTCGGAGGGCCCGGCTCCTCTGGAAGGAACCTTCTCCGGCGACAAGGTTGCGCTCGTGCTTGGCGCCGAGGGCAAGGGGCTGCGGCAGAAGACGCGCGAGACCGTTAATGCGCTGGCACGGCTCGACATGCCTGGTGAGATCAAGTCGCTCAACGTGTCCAACGCCGCAGCGATCGCGCTTTACGCCGCGCGCATTCACTTGAAGGGCTGACCGGCTCAAGGACAGGCCACCATGCCGAAAGATACCGCTGCTGATGCTCAACCGCCTCGGTTTTGACGTCAGCCGCGGTTATCATCCAGCAATGCTCCGACCAACAAGGAGAAGCATCCGACATGGCAGTTCGTCCCCTTATCATCGGCATTCTCTTCATCGGTATCCTCGTCGCCATCATCCTCAGCATCGGCTGGATCGACAAGACACAACCCGTGCACCAGCCCGACCCGCTCGCCCCCGCCGCTCCAGGCGCCAATCCCACGACGACAGCACCGCCACCGGCGCAGTAG